TTGGCGTCCCTATGAAAAGGAGGATGACAAGGACCCAGTACCTCTACAACTCGGCGATGGAGGAGCTTGATGCCCTTGTTGTAAGGCTCAATGAGAGGATTAGAGATTATTTTGATAAGAAGTGATCACCATGTTCACATTTGAAGGCGAATTTGCAAAAATGGACGACAAAAAGGACATGTACATCTTTGGCCCCGCTTCAGTTGAAATACTCGACTCGCAGGGCGACATAGTAAAAATTGACGCTGTGAGAAAGGCGCTGCCCCAGCTTTTGAGGAGGGCAAGGCTCACGGTGGACCATTCTGATAATATTGTAGGAGAAATCCTAGAAATTGTAGACATCGGCGGCAGGATTTACAAGACGGAAGTAAGGCTCCCGGCACAAGATGAGATTTCAAAGTTCCAAAACCTGGTGATCGACAAAGAGGCCCTTTTCGTGCTGGCAAGGGTCTGGGACGACACCGAGTACTGCATGAAGATCCGAAAGGCAATTGCAAGGGGCGAGTACAAGAAATACTCAATCGCCGGCAACATCCTTTCTGCAAGGCCGTGCACCAGGGAAGAGTACTGCGGGAGATTGGTCTCTGACATAAATCTCTCGGCAGTCACAATATGCAATGCCGGGGCCAATCCAGCTGCAGAGTTTGACATCATCAAACGAGGCAATAAAATGACAGAAGAAAAACCTATTGAGAAGGTTGAAGAAAAAGCTCCCGCTATAGAATTCCTCACTAAAGCAGATTTTGAGGCTTACAAGGGCGAGGCTTTTGCAAAGATCAGCGAACTTACAGAGCTGTTCAAGAAGAAGTTCGAGGAAAAAGAGGAAGCAAAAAAGATCGAGAAGGAGGCCAAGAAACCCGAGGAAAAGCCCGAGGGCACATTGGTCGACATGACAAAGATGAAGGATGAAATCAAGGCAGAGCTCAAAGAAGAGTTTGTCGCAGTGCAGAAATCACATGCTGTTGAGGAAAAGGAACCCACAGCCGATGAGCTCACCGCAACACTTGCCAAGATTAAATTCAGCTAAAGGTGAAAAAAATGGCAACACCTATGTTTAACAGTTACGAGGAAATGCTAGAACACTATTACTGGAGGCCGCTAAAGGAATCAGGTTTTGATGTCAAAGTCCTCCAGAAGGCAAAAAGGATTAGCGAGCTCGATGAAGCTATTGACAGCTTTGAGCTTAAGAAATCCGATGCACCAGTAATAACAGGCACTACCGGGGTAAGGAACGTCATTTACGGCGCAACATTGAACTCCCAAGTAGTGACAGAGGCCAATGCATTCTCCATACTCCCAAAGAGGGCATGGAGCAAATCAGGTTATAGGGCAATCACAGCCGCAGGGCTCACATCCGGTGGAAATGTCACTGAAACAGGGGCAATCCCAGAAACCCTAAAGCCAACATTCGCAGAGATTGGGGTTTCGCCGCACAGGATAGCCAGGGCAACAAACATCTCAGAGATTGAAATGCTCCTTGAAGGAAAGGACGACACAGTAAAATGGTCTGACATAATCAACTACACCGCATCAGAGTTCAAGAACACCCTGAACAGGAACATACTTGCCGATGCAGACGGTGCAGCAACAGACGGCACAATCATAACACCGCTTGACAGGGTCATTGCATCATACTCAGAACTTGATACAGAGCTTGGATCCAACGAAGCGGACATTTACGGGATTGACAGGGATGCGGCCGCTACCTGGACCGATGCACAGGTAAGCCACGCAGGCTCCGCCGGAACTGAGACCGATAGAACCCTAACGCTTGGACTAATCGACGATGTGATCGCTGCATGCGAGCCGTACTGGGACTCAGACAAGAACAAGATCATGCTGACAGGGTACGACACAGCTGCAAGGATTGCACAGCTTGAGAGGCCAAAGGAGACTTACCCAACTGATGCCTATGTTGAGTTCACTGTAGAGGGCATAAAGGTCAGGGGAAAGGAGGCAGGAATACCAGTCGCAACATTCAATGGCATACCAATCATTAGATCCAACAACGTGGTAAAGGACACCATATCCAGAATCTATATTTTGGACTTGGACCACATCTCGCTTGAAACACTAAAGCCCGTAACCTACATGGAGACAACAGACCCGTTCGTCCAGAATACCTTTGGTAAGGAGGGCGTCTTCACATGGGTCGGAGAAATCTGGTGCGACAGGTTTGCAGCACAGGGAAAGATCAGGGGATTGAAATAATCCTCTTTATTTTTTTGAGGGATTCTAATGGCAAGGATTAGGTACAACGGACCCGAGACCTACGTATGCTACGAGGGAGCATCCGGCTTAAGGTATTCTTTCACTGGACCCAACAGGGAGGCCAAGGTCGAAAACGAGAATGACATCAAGATGTTCCGGGAGAAGGGCGGATTCACTGTCCTTGACGGCATAGAGCTAGGGAACCTGCCAAAGGCAAAACGCACTGCTCAGAAGGAGATGGTCTAAATGGCATTTGCAAGCGCAATAACAGGATACAGCAAATCCGGGGACAAGCGAGTGGTCTACGGCACATACACAAACGGCTCCGGAGACACAGGCGGGGATGTAAACACCGGACTCACAGTATGCGAATTCATCACCTTCACGCACAAGGGGACAGCAGTCAGTGCAAGCCCAGTTACATTAAATGAAACACTCCCATGCCCTGGAAGCGCCGTGACAATAGTGACCGATGACGGCGTGGACGGGTACTGGAAGGCCGAAGGGTACTGATTTCTAGGGGGAAAGAGATGGACCTGCCCGCAATAACGGAGGCTATCATGGAGATTAAGCAGACTCTGGCCAGGATAGAGAACGATGTCACTTGGATAAAGGAAAAGGCATGCGACCAGAAATCCGAGATAACAACACTCTGCAGGCGTGTCGAAGATCTTGAGGACTGGCAGAACAAGGCCAAAGGGGCCCTCGTGCTTCTTGAGATCGCCATGGCGGGCATTGGATTCACATTGATACTAAAGATGCTGGGTGTGGTCTGATGGATGCATTTTCAATTCAGTATACAGGGGCCCAGACTTCCGCAGCCATCTGGAAGGAATCTGGGGTATTCTATATCACCATTGGCAGTACTACTAACTCATACAATCTATCAGATCCTGCAAAGGACACAATTGGGGAGCTAGTTTCTATTCTTGATGCACTTTCTGATGTTTCATGCTCCCTGATAGCGCCGACAGGCACATCATCCTCCCTTTTGAACGACATCTCTCAAGATCACAAGGCCGACATCAAAACAGCAATCTATTACGCAGGGTACAATAACTACTCAAGCCCGAAAAAGGTGACTGAGCTCCTAAATGCCCCTGCAGCAGATATCAAGAACTCCTGGCTTGATGAGGCGGATGCAGACATCGAAGGCTACACAGGAAAGAAATTCAATATACAGACAGTGACCAGCCAATCAATAGATGTATCAAAGGCATTTATTTCAACTAACAACGATTACGAGGGGCATACCGGATTAATTGGCAATGCTTACTACCTGGAAGATTATGCGCCTCTAATTTCATTGACGTCCCTTACAATAGACGGCACAGCAGTCACACCTTCCTATGCGATCCTAGACTATAGCAGGGTAATCCTGACCTCCGATGCAGAGGCCTCTTCATGGGTGCCTGGCAAAAGCAAGGCCACTCTTTCTATAACTTACGGCTATGCGCTAGACTCAACAGAGGGAAAACTTGCATCTGAATACTCTACACTCTTTACAGCAGTGAAATACCTCCACGCCAGCTTCTCTGAAAGCAAGGAAAGCGGAAGCGCAGCAACAAGGCAGCATGCAGATGTGGTCTACTCAGTTGAAATGGAAATCAGCGAAGAAGGAAAGACTAGGAAGGACTGGCAGAACAGGATGAAAGAAATCAAAAAGGCGCTTGGAGGACGCATGAAATCCTATCTGGTATGAGCTTTGTACCAATTGCATTTTTGGCCAATGTCGAGAGGATCTTTTCTGCATACAGCGGGCTTGCATCTGTCAAAAACTGGACCAGGCCGACAAAGCTCACAACTTTAATGACAACTCCTGAAGTATCTATCGAACTTATAGGCGGAAATGTGGACTCCGTGTCCCTATCAGCGCCGAACAAGCAGACGGAGTTCTATGTCAGATTCGTGATCTTTGAGGAGCAGACAACAAGCACCTCCCAGCTTGATTCAATATACCAGGGGATCATAGCGGCAGTCATAGCCAATCCCTATCTAAGGGACATAAACGGAGTTAGAACCTGCGATTATTTTGGAACATTCTACGGCCGGACCATCAGCTTCGATCTGGCAGCGACTGAGAGGAACGGCGTTTCTGTTAATGCGATGAAAATAGATGTGCCATGCTTGGTACGAGACACTTAGGTGATAATTATGTCATACACAAAAGGAGACGTATTTGTAAAAAAAGAAACAACTTGGGGAACTGGTGCTGATCCGACCCAGCCCACTTCTGCGTTGACTGAAGTTTTGGGGCTTGACAGCACTTATGAATATGGCGTTGAGAATCAGATAACGGCGGTGAATCCCGCATCGATGGCCTACCCATCGGAGATATCCTACCACACTGCAAAGCCATCAGCGAAGATTGAATTTGTCTATAACAATGCAAATCCATTCGCAGTGATGATGGGAGCGGTAGCTGCAGCAGACCCTGTGGAAGGCCAGTCGCCATACACCTGGACCATAACACAGTCAGGGACGCCAATACCCTTCACAGCATCATTTCTGATGAAAGGGACTAACGACAAGATCACACAGATGGCAGGATGCTATGCAAAAAGCCTGTCCTTCAAGATGGGGCTAAACGATCCAGTGTCCGGGACGATGGACATAGTCGGAAAAAGCCTAGGAGTAGCAGGAACTGAATTTACAGCGCCAACAGCAGTCACACTTGACGATGCAACATCATGGAAACCTCATGAATTTACTTATTCTATCGGGGCAATAGCTGACATCACATACATCACCGAACTGGAATTCACAATAAACAGGAATATTGACGTCGGCCACGGACTTGCTGCAAGGACGCCATCGACAGCATACCCTGGGAAGTTTGAAGCCATCAGCGGGACAGTAACATGCTACATCCCTGACACGGCTACGGCCAACGAAATTGAGCAGCTCGTCCTGGGGGGGACATCGATTAGTGAAACACTAACGCCGAAGGACATCGTGATTGACAAAGGATACACTGACACAACACCAGATGCTGCAAAGATCACACTATCAAACTGCATTTTTGGAAACTACACCGCAAGCTTCCCGCTTGACACAAAGGTCAGCTATAAGTTTGGATTCTCTGCAACACACGCCACGGTTCTTTGGGAGTCCCCATCAACAGTTGCGGCAGGCGGATGGTGATCTGGTGGCATTAGTCGACAAATCATATTTCCTCCACGAGAGGGAGGCAAACGGAGATCTAAAACCAATCACAGTCGAAGTTGAGAGCGGGAAAGAGGTAAAGCTCATACCAATACCAGAAGGAGAGCTAAAGCTTTTGGCAGATCCTGAGAGGGGATACGAGATAATCTCAGCACACATCGCAGAGCC